GTTTAAAACTGCACTATCTGATAACAAGAATAAGTCATCACCAATAACAGCATCTAATGCTACTGATAGACCGCCATCTGTTTGTAAAGAACCATCAGTTGTACTTGTTGCATTTGTAGCATCATCTGTCTTTAATACACCACTAAAAGTTCCTGTTGTTGCAGATAGGGTACTAGCACCAACAATAGTTCCACTAACATCTAAATTACCATTAAGATCAACAAGTGTAGAATTTAATTCTATTTCGTCATCTGCGTTTATATCTAAATCACCATTAGCAGGAGAACCAATATTGATTGCTGAATCTCTAAACTGTATTACACTTGCTCCGTTTAAAAGAACTCCTGTATCGGCAACATGAGTAAAAGTAACATCTTGATCATCGCCTAATCCAATTACAGCACCATCTGCTAAAAATAAATCTGAAAATTCTAATGAAGTAGTACCAAGAGCTGCGCCATCACTTGCATCTGGAACAAATGCAGTTGAAGCAGTAATTGTTGTTGCAGACAAAGTGCTTGCACCAACTATTGTACCGCTTACATCTAAGTTAGCATTAACATCACATAGTGTTGCATTTAATTCTATTTCATCAGTTGCATTAATATCCAATATAGCATTACTTGGCGCACCTATACTTTGTGATGAATCATTAAATTGAATAACAGAAGTTCCATTTAAAAGAAGCCCTGTATCAGCAACGTGCGTTAGTGTTACATCAGTGTCTGCACCAAATCCTAAAACCGCTGCATCTGATTCTAAAGTTAAATCATCACCTACAGTTAAGTCAGTACCTACAGTTAAAGCTGCTGCGGCAGCTACTGCTCCTGCAATACTTAAAGTTCCTGCTAAATCTAAATCAGTAAAAGCATTTAATACTGCTGCACCTGAACCAGCTCCATCAAGTGTAACAACAGCTACTCTGCTATTTGGAATAGTTACTGTTGCTCCTGAACCTTGTTTAATTATTATATTTTGAGAACCACTTGTAGCGTTTTCTATAACTGAAACTTTTTTAATAGTGTTTGGTCCTATTGTAATAGTACAAGCTGAATCAAGTGTGCCTGTATATTTTATATACATAGCCCTTGCTTCGTCTGCTGCACCATCAGCAATAGTAGAAGTGTGTGTATTTGCATTAGTTGTTATACCTTCAGTTCCTATGCCTAATGCTTGCCCTATAAGCTCTAAATTAAGATTTGTTACTGTTCCCCAAGTACCGCTGGCATCACCAGTAGCTAGTTCGTTTAGTCTTAGGTTATTTACATATGTACTTGCCATTTCTAATCCTCATTAATATTTATATAACAATTTCACTATAATTTGGAGTTTGAGCTGTTGATATAATAGAATAACTTACAGTTAAGTTAGTTCCTTCTTGACTCCAAACATTAACATTATTGTTCAATGAAGAAGTTAAATCAAAACCTTGAACTGAAACATCAGCATCGGCAGTAACTGTTTCTATACCTAGTGCAGATGTGCCTGCTAAACCTGTCATATCTAGGAAATTATTAGTTATTAAACTTTCATTTCCTACTGCTGAAGTACCAGCATTTCCAGTGACAGAAACATTAGCTGCGGCAGATACTGATTCATCTCCCAATCCACTTGTTGAGGTTGTTGCGGTTACTCCTGCAACTGCTGCGGCTTGTACAGCAGTTCCATCATCTAGTGCTGTAGTTCCAACATTTCCAGTAACAGTAACTGGTAATGGATCAGAGCCAAAACCTAACTGACCCCAAGTACCTCTACCCCAGCCATTTATATTAGCCATAGTAAAACTACGCTATTCTTATAATTGCATTTGAAGCGTCTGCTGCTGGAAACTGTATTGTAAAATCTCCTGCTGTAGATGTTTTATCTCCACCAAAAGCTAAAACACAAACTGCTTTATCACTGTTTGTATCGTTATATATTACACAACCATTAGCTGTGATGGTTACATTGCTAAAAGTTAAATCAGCAAAATCAGTAAATGCTGTTGTTCCTGAAGTTGTAGGATTAATATTAGTTAATGCTGATCCTGTGGCAGAATAGTTAGTTCCACTAGCTTCATTTGTACTTGAGTATGCTGTAGTTGCTGCACCTAAAGATGCAGAACTTGTGTACAAAGCTAATTTAAAGCTATTTCCACCAGATGCTAAAAAGTTATGCGTACCTTCAAGTAGTTCTTTTTTAAATGATGTACACATTGCTTGCGCTATTGCCATTATAATCTCCTAATAATATTTGCCATCTCTTGATGACCTTGTTTTTCTAATAAACCTGATACAGTAGCTCTATCACTCAATACAGCTTGTTTCATGTACAGTAAAACTACACTTTGTATATGATCTTTAAATGTTTTTGCTTGTGCTTTAACCATAGGATCAGCATTTTCGCTTACAGCAATTAAACGCTCCATTATGCGTTCTGTCCAATATTCAGGCTTTAAACCTTCATTCTGAGTAGTTTTAACCCCTACAGTTCCTATTGTGCTTTGTACATCCACACTAAACATTTATTTTCCTTTGTCCATCTCTATAAGCATCTTTACGATTGTATCCATCTGATTGCAATGTAAGTTTTTGCAAAGACTCTGTAAATCTTTTTTCGTAATTAGCTAGAACATCTGGTTCACCTTTCATAAATACATACGCTTCACATAAAGAAGCATAAAGTAATGTTTCTGGAGAATTTGTACCTAGCCATGATGTTCCATCTGATGTAGCTGTTATTGATGCAGGTGAATAAAAATAATGTAACTCAACACCAAAAGAAGAACCAGGTGTTGGTCCTACAATAAAACTATCATCAGCAAACTGAGCATAGTGTTTTGGTGTACCTGTAGTTGCTATTGTTGGATAAGCTTCTCTAATAAAACTAACATCAGTATTTAACAAATAACTGTATTTATTATTAGTATCAATAACTGCTAGTGAATATGGATATAAGTAATCAGTAGGAGTTTTAAGGTATTCAGAATTAGCAGTTAAGTTAGCTGTTACATTTTTTCTAAAATTAGGGAGTTCAACAGATTTAATTATTCTATCTTCTGCTTGTATAATAAAAGTAGAAAGGTTGCTAACAAAACTTGTTTCAGTATTTTGTGTATAATCTTGTATTGCGGATTTTAATGTCGTAAATGTTAAACTCATGTTGTACTCACTTTAACTGTTCCAGTTTCACCTTTTATATTTAATCCCATGGTACTAGAACCAAATTCAAACATTCCACCCCCTACAGGATTAAAAGAATAATATGATGTAGAGCTTACTTCTCCTGCATCTGGTCTAGCATTAAATAGAGTTTGAGGATCACTACTGTTTACTTCACCAAGCTTTAACTGTGGATGATCTATATCAAAGCAATCGTTGCAAACCCTCATTCCATTTCTTTTACTATCTTCAATTTCATATCTTAAACGATTTAGTTTAAAGGTAAAACCACAGCGATCACATTGACCTAAAGCTTTAGTTGCTCTTGCATAAGCCATTTAATAACCATAATTCCCTAAGTCTGGAACAAATCTAACAGATGCTCTTTCTCTATCTGCATCACTTACATCTTTCCATAACTCATTATATCTTTGTCTAATCATTGGAACTCTTTGTTGAGCTTCAGGTGATTTGCAAGCTAAGTTATATGCTAAAGCATAAGTTAAGCATGGCAGATACCTTGCAGGTACATCTGCATTATTACTTGCGATGTCTCCTGTATCTTCAATTTTTTGAATAAAATCATAAACTAAAGTATAAGGAGCGTCAGGAGTAGACCATAAAACTATTTCAATACTACTTGTTCCTTTGTCTACATAAAACTGTGTTGGTTTAGCTTTATTTAGTTTATTAGATTGATGGTTATATTCTGTTTTAGATATTCTATTTAATCTTTGATCAAATTGATTTGCTGTATTTCCTGCATTAGTTCTTAAAAAAACATCAACAACATCTAGTGCAGAAGAATCTATAGTATAACTACTCGTTCCTTCAACAACGGATGCTGTTCCTTGTTCAACAGTCCATAGATTTAAACCTTTGTTTTGCCATTCTAAAAAGACTAAGTTTAAAGCTCTTTTAGCTCCTCTAAAACTATAGCCTGATCTTAGCTCTAAACCACAAAGATCATAAGCTTCTTCCATAATATCGCTTATATCTAAATTAAATGTATGCGTTCCACTTGTTGCCATCATTTATCCCATTTTAACATTTCCACCTTCTACGAGCCTGTCTAATTCTTGAGTTAGGATCGTTTTTGGTTTTAGCTGAACTATTTTTAAGTTGCCCAGCAGACCTTGCACAATAAGATTTTCTTCTTTTTGCAGCTTTACTACCTTTTTTTACATCACCTGTAACTGCTGTTTTTAACTTAGAACCAGGATTAGCTTTACGATAAGCTGCAACCCCTGTCTTAGTCATACCAGCTCCACTTTTCGTAGATCGGTAGTTAGCACCCTTACCTTTAGTTGTTTTAGGTATAGAGTTATCTCTTTTCCTCATTGCTTATGTCTACTTATCGTTTGTTTTTTTTCATAGCTGGAACATCTGTCATTCCACCACCAAACATATTTTTAACATATTCTTTGTAGGATTGAACTTTTTGTTCTTTGCCCACTTCTCTACCCATTCTTCCACCGCCAGCCATACCTTTAGT